CCCCATCAACATATCTAACATTTTTTGCAAAAGCTAGAATCTCGCTGTCATCTCTAGTTTCCTCATCATCTCCTCTATGAGGTTTCCAGAAGACAGGAACATTTTCAAAGAGAGGAGTAGCATCTTGTAAACCGGGAGAATAGTCATACCCGTTTTCCGATCCTAGCCCTACTAGTTTTACATCTTTTATTATACCTGCCTTTTCATCAATCCTTTCTTCTATCTCTAGTTTATTGAGGGAGCAATGATCCTTTACGCTTATGTTTCTTATCAGAGTTCTCATTCTCTGTACCTCCTGAAAAAAATGCTAATGTTCTAACTCTGATATGTAAAGTCTTATTAGAGCCTGAAAATCAGATTAGTTATTTCGAAACTATAAATATAGGGAAAAAATTTTACCCTGCTCTAGCCAATTTTCTTGAACGGATAGCTATTTTTCGTTTGTTTGCAAACTCGATAGAACAAACACAACGAATATGAGCAGGAGGGCCATTAGGAAATTTCTTCTCCCATACTCTTCTAGTTTTGTTATTGAGAGGTTTGCATATAGGGCATGGCCCTGTTCTAGATAAATGAGGATTGGTTTTCCATTTATCTTTTCTACTATCTAGCTTTGAGTCTTTAGCTCCTTTCAAAGCTCCTTCACTAGCTGCTATAGTAGCTTCATTGATAGCTATATTCTCTCCTCTAACAGGGTTAAATACTTTCTTGATTTCATTTCTTAATTCATTGAATGAGGTTTCTTTATTCTGTTCTATCCTCTTATCTAGCCTTTGAGCTAGATTTGTGAATCGATCAAAAGCAGATCCTGTTATTTGTCTTGAAGCTATATCGGCTCTCTGTTCTGCAAACTCTCTAGCTCTTTGATTAGCTAAATCCTCTGGCATACCGTGAGCTATTGCTGAATCTATATAGATTTTTCTAGTCTGTACTCTAATCAAGTCTTTATACTCCTCTCTAACCTGATCAAAAAAGCTAGAGATATTTACTTCTTCTATATCAGGAAAGTCTTTATCATTGGTAGTAGCTCTGATCTCTCTAGCTAGTCTTCCTGCCTGTTTTCCAAAAAGCCTAGTCATTTTCTGGATAAAGGAATTTCTAGCTTGAGTAATTCCCTTAAACTGCTCATATCGATTAGCCATTACTTAATCCATTCACCCTTCTTTAACCATCCATGCCATTCACAGCAACCAGTACAATTTACTGAAGGATGGATAGTAATAGGATCTAGTCTAACTAGTTGCCATGAATGATTATGAGGTTTAGCCTCTCCTTTTTTATGTATCGGTATATATCCTTTACTACCACAACCCGGACAATTGCAAGCTAATCCCGCTACTTCTCCTACTTTAGACTTATCTAGTATAGCATCGGGATACCTTCGAATTTCAATTGCTCCAAGCTCACTAGCTTTATCTATATCTTCAACTATAATAGCTTTCATGGCTAGCTCTTTAATAAATAGTTTTAGTATTAGTCTCTAACTCATTATTGAATGAACTATTAAAATCGTCTGGCTCTTGTTCCATGTTTGCTGATTCTTCATCAAAGTCTAAGTCTTCTTTAGATGCCCATGTACGTTTAGAGATTACTCGATTATTATGAAGAGTCTCTAGTCTAGTAGTAAGTTTATCAGGATCCCTAGTTACTACTTCAGGAGTCTTAATACTAATAGTTAGTACTTCTTTCATAAAATCGGTAGAGTATCTCTGAAGTAGAGAGTTCTTAAGCATCGATCTAAGGAGGCAAACTACCTTCCAGATCATAGCTTCAAATTCCATAATCAAGAGAGCTTGTCTAGCTTCTACTGTCTTAACGAAAGGAGCTTCAGAAACTAGAGTAGAAGCATAGTTACTATTAGAGGCATCTTGTGAAATTAGATACTCAGGCATATTCCATCTTCTACCAATTGCCTTAAGAATCATTTGAATGATCTCTATAAAGATAGGATGATTCAGGCTACCTAATGGCCCTGCCATCCATTCCATACCGTTAGAGATATCGGCTATATGCGGTCTATCGTTAATGCTAACTTTTCTGGTAGTAGAACTAGATTTACCTTCCCTGATTCTTTCGGCATTAGCCAGCCTATCGTGTAAAGTTCTTACTTGATCTTTAGTAGTTCCTGCTGAGTGTTGTCTAATTCCGATGATAGCAGCATTGAATATAGCTGAATGAGATGTGTTACCTCTCAGCTTAAGTTCGTCTCTAACATCCTGTATAACTTCATACCAATCAGAAATACCTCTCTTAGCTGACTCCAGAGATTCAGTATTAAACTTAATATAAACTATTCTTTCTGCTGGAATATAATCATATCTAGTTCCTGAGTTATTATATGAAAAATGGTATCCGATTGGAGTAGGATCAAAATCATTCATCTCTTTGTTAAACTTAGTTAGAACTCCATAGCTCCAATTATAGATCCCTCTCTCTATTTGTCCGGTTTTAATTAACCAGTTAGTTATCGATTCTTTATCTCTAGGCTCCGTTAAACATTCATTCGGTATTTCTTTGATTCTAACAGATCTAGTTTTCTGGCTAGGGTATAGAGCTAAGATGTATTCTCCCTCATCGGTAGCTTTAATATGTATAGCTCTATCTTTTTTACCTACAAATTTATTAGCCTCAAGAAACTTATCTAATACTGATTGAATAGTGTTAGCTAGTTTCTCTATTTCTGGAGACGCAAATTCTTTCTTAGGAGTTATCTCAAAAGTGTAGCCAGTATGGACTACATAGTTAGTTAAGCTAGTAGTAGCTCCTATCATAGTAGAGGTTAGTTGTTTAACATTTCTAGCTTCTGCTCTATGTCTAGCTAAATCGATTTCATTAACATAATAAGGAGGAAAGCTCCCATCGGAGAAATCATCGGGGCTATACATATACTTTTGATTTCTAGTTTTACCTATAGAGTTTTCTCCCCATAAGTTAGGATCCCCTCCCGGAAATTCTGTTAAAGGAATTAGATCCCCTCCTGCTATATAGTTATCTCTTAAAGAGATATCTACTAAATCTTGAGCTAAACTAAGATCCATGATTGTTTTCCTTTTTCTGTTCTGCTAGTTTTCTTTTGCTATCTAACTTCTTTATCATAGTTTCATGACAAGCTATTGCTAGGTCTACAAACTTCTCAGCTAGTTTTTCTGGTTGATGAATATCTAATTTAGCTGCATCAACATTAGCTAGTATTTGACCTAAATAGTATTCAGGCTTTAACAAACCCCCATGCTTATGTAGATAGATAGTATTAGTTTCATTATCTATTACTTTAGCTTCTGTTGATTCGACCGATTCATTGTAAGAAAGAAATGTTCTAACAGTTTGGATCTCATTCATAGCTAGTCTTCTCCTTTAATTAGGCAGCAGTTAGATAAGTATCATTAACTAGAGTTTCAGTTTTAATAGGCATATCTTTAGACGGATCATCAATATAGCCTAGTAAGTAATTAAAAACTCTAGTCAGCATTTCAAGGGCGTCTGGTCCATCATCAAATTTAGCAGTAGGGAAATCTCTAAGCTGATTGATTAGTAGTCTCATATCAGGAGTATCTACAAACCTGAATAAGTCTTTTCTAAAGTAAGGCTCTAGCCTACAGATTCTAAGAGTCTTATCTATAGAGTTATTGATTTCTATGATTGGCAGGTTATCTATTCCTCTATATCGCTCTTCAGCAATTTCACCAATTAGATATTGATTAGCATTCTCTTCTAGTCCTATACCAGCTAGAGGTAATTGATCATAGCTTTCAATTATATAGTCTACTAAGCTAGATACAGGTAGTCTCTCTACTAATCCTGATACATAAATCTTACCTCCAGAAATTCCACCTATCAAAGCTGCTGCATAATCTCCCTTCTTCTGATCTCTACCTTTACTAGAATCTATAGCCATTGCCATAACTTCACTAGAATCAGGCATTGACTTAACCCATATATCTTTAGTGAAGTAACTAGGATTAAATTCAGCAGGGCCATACTTACCGGGAATGCCTTGAAAGAGAGAACTAAACCAATAAGATTCAGAACTATCTCTAATTGCCTCTAGCCTTTTTCTGGAGTAGCGAGAAGGCCAAAGAGCTTCACCGGGAGATCTACCTAGCGGATCATTGTCTAAAGCTAGAGCAGGTAGGTTATATATCTCTACAGTTCTATCGAAGTTTCCTTCTTCTATAGCTCTTTGAATTCTACCTATTAGATCATCATCTGCCCATCTAGTACCTACTATGATCATATTAGCATCTGGCTCTAATCTAGTTAGAGCAGTTGATTGAAACCATTCCCATTGATCGTCTTTAATAGTTCCTGATAAAGCATCTCTACTATCCTTTAGATAATCGTCGATAATAAATAAGTTAGCTCCTTTACCTGCAATAGCCCCATGAGTACCACTAGCTACTAATCCTCCTCCTTCTTCTGTCTCCCATTCTTCAGCAGTTTTTATATGCTTAGAGAGGCTAGTAAAAAAGTACTCTTGTGAATGTTGCCTAAATAACTCTCTAGCTATTCGTGAATTCTTCCTAGCTAGTTTCATACCGTAACTAGTAGAGATGATATACTGCTTAGGAAATCTTCCTGCATACCATGCAGGAAGCCATTTAGAAAAGTACTCAGTCTTTCCATGTCTAGGAGGAGATTGGAATATAGTTATCTCTGCTCCTCTACCTAAGCAAGCTTTTCTAGCTATCTTATCCCAGAATTTAATATGCTTAGGTAAACGAAATTTACCCTCTGAGGCATGATGAGCAAATAAAGCAGGGCTAGCTACTCTAAGAGCTAGCTCCTTAGCTTTACGCTTTATCGATGATCTTTTCTGTAATGTTATCATCTTCGTCTAGCTGTTTCATTATTTCTTTAGCGATAGACTTCACATTGAAATCTAGTTTATATTCTTGCTGCCCTGTTACATTCAGGTTGTCTCTAAACTT